CAAGAGTTTTCTTCGTGCTGTTGGATTTGATGAGTATGGCATTATGGATGCTGCTTGTCGTGTTGCATTTAATGATTGCAACAGGGAAGATGATATGAAGAAGTTGATGGATGAGTATGAACTGCAAGATAAACAACCATTCACTTATGAGGACATCATTGTTCTGAAGGAAGAAATCCGTCAACTGAAAGAAAAACTTGCAAGCGTTCTTCCAGAGCAATATGTTGAAGAATATGTTGATCCAGATTATCCAAAGGATGATGGAACATCTTGGAATAAACCTTGGAATGATTTAGTTCCTGGTTCAGAAAAAGCATACGAGCAAGGATGTAAGTGTCCTATTCTTGATAATCAAGAAATGCCTGATGATAAGAAATGGGTGAATGGTGATTGTCCTCTTCACGGTAAGGTAGAATGAGATTTCGTAACATTGAGTTCCGTTGGAGTGAAACCAACAAGAAGTATGAACTCATCCAGTGGTATAAAGATTGTAACCACAAAGAATTTTGTTGTGTGATTGCCTTCTTTGATAAACACGAAGAAGGTTATGATATGAGCACTGTTGGGGATAGGTTCTTTGAGGATAAAAATGCTTGGGTTGTAGGAAAACACGCAATTCAGTTTCTCAATGAAACTTTTCAAATTGAGAAGGATGAAGAGGACACCTGAATAACTGGCACAAGAGCACTCCCCAGATGCCCCTTGATGCCTTATAATACTCTTATACGCAATTCGCAAATAGCAAATGACGGAAACAGAAAAACTCTATAAAATCTGTATTCTTGATTTGCTTATAGCAATTGATGAGGATGTTGTAGATTGGAGAGATCATCCTAAACTTTGGACTGCAATTCAAAAAGCAGATATTGCCCTTGATCTTTGGGCAGGAATGAATCTCAAACAAATCAAAGATACGATGTGCCAGTTGTAGCACTGGCACAATAAATGAGCAGAGACCCCTTTTCCGTGCTATGATTACGAAGTAATCAGTCAAACAGACAATTCAAAACAAAATGAACAACATCACCAAGACTGAAGCACAAAAACAAGAACGTTGGGCACGTATTGCTGAACTAAATGCACAAGGTCGAGTGATGACTAATACTCAACAACTTTCAATTCGTAACAAACAGAAGAAAGAAAATATGCTACAAGAAAGGGCAGAACGTGTTCTAAACTCTCTCACACCTTCTACAATACAATCCAATGCCCCAATGGGTACTAATTCTCAAGTAGAAGTAAACAAGATTGTTCCTGAGGCAAATGTAATCTTACCTGCAAAGAAGAAAGTAGATACTCTAGCACTTAAGGCAGATGCAATCATCAAAGAACTTCAAGGAGTTTAAATCAAATGATTGATGGTAATGAATCAGCAAGTAACATTGCTTATTATTTGTATCTTCAAAGAGCATACAAACAACATTCACCAATTCCTACTAGAACACAATTGAAAGAAAGAAATCCTCATTACAAAGAAATGAGAGAATTTGAAAAGCAACAAAAACAACTAGGATATGATAAGTACAAATTGCCTGAACACATTCAATGATGATATCACCAGAGACACAGAATGTATTCAATTGGATTACAAAGAATAAAGAATGGAGATATACATTTCAAGAGTGTAGTAACTATGAGGAGTTTATTATTCTAATGAATGAACTTGGGATTATATCTACACCTGATGGAGTGTTGTTAAATCATTATGCGGTTCAATTCCCATTTCTAAACTGTTTGATTGAATGATTTCCGTGTATAATGATACATTTATTAATATTATATAAATGTATTAAAAAATATAATAAGTTATTCCACAGGGTTGTGGAAAACTATTGTAAATGTCCTTTGTTCTTAGTTAATACTTGTAAATGCCTTCTGTCCTTGTGGTCTTAGCCGTATAAGTATAACACAAGACTGTTTGTTTGTCAACCCCCAGTTTTCCACAGGTAATCAATAGTTTTCCACAGGCATATTATAATAAACCATTGCAAACACTACATAATCTCTCAAACCTGTGGAAAACTATGCCTGTGGAAAACTCTTTGATATATTCACCTCTACAAGAGCATCGAATAATGACCCCCCCTACTCGTCCATTTCATCGTTTTGAATTAGACAGTGTTCGTGTATAGTATTCGTGCTCTCATAGGTGTCTACAATCGTCTGCAAGGTGCTTGATTCGTGATACTGGTAGTTCTTATCCTTCGTGATATTATGAGGGTATTGTAGAGGATATTCTTATCGTGCTTCTGCGAACAGTTGACAACTTCAAGTATTCGTGCTATAGTATACACAATGCTATAATATTCTTATTCGTTAATGCCTGTGGAAAACTCATCAATTATATCGTGCAAGTTCTGATGTGATGTATTCACAGTGTTTTGATTCATTAGTATTAGGTAGCAGTGTCTAATAATAATGAACGAAACTTTGATTCGTTCATTGGCAGTTATTGGGGGGGTTGTTGTATTATTATTATGGGTAATGCGATTGAAAAAAAGCAAACTACCCTAACCTACAGAGGTGACAAATCGAGAGAGAGATATCGAGTTTATAAAAAAAATTTTCCCCAGGTAAAAAATGATAATTCGAATTTTATATGAGAAAAATTATGGCACTACGATTGGTCCGAGGGACGAGATTCATTATATTTGGATTTGTCTTCGAGAGACTATGAAGATTTTAATTTCCCATTATTGGAAAAAAATTTCCCCAGGTATAAATTGACAGAACCTAAATATTACAGTATCATTGAATTGGTACAATTATAAAAATTCAAACTGAAAAAACTATGGCAAAAGGATTTACAGTCAAAGCAAAAGAAGCAGAGATTTCGGAAGAGCAACCTCTGTTTGATATTGAGAAATGTAAGGAAAGAATTCGTGGCAAAAGCATTGTATTTTGTTTACCTGGAAGAGGAGTATCTTACAGATATTTGAAGAGTTTTGTTCAACTTTGTTTTGATTTGGTGCAGGCAGGAGCAAGCATTCAGATCTCACAGGACTATTCGAGTATGGTCAATTTTGCTCGTTGCAAGTGCCTAGGAGCAAATGTATTGAGAGGTCCTGACCAGATTCCTTGGAATGGAGAATTAAAGTATGATTATCAGTTATGGATTGATAGTGATATTGTGTTTAACTCCGATGCATTTTGGTCAATTTTTGCAATGGACAAAGATATTGCCGCAGGATGGTATGCAACAGAAGATGGAGTCACTACTTCAGTTGCTCATTGGTTAGAAGAAGATGATTTTAAAAAGAATGGTGGTGTAATGAATCATGAAATGGTGAATACGATTTCAAATCGTAAGAAACCATTTACAGTTGATTATACTGGTTTTGGATGGGTACTCATTAAGCATGGAGTCTTTGAGCATCCTCAAATGAAGTATCCATGGTTTGCCCCTCAGATGCAAGTTTTTGAGTCTGGAGAGGTACAGGACATGTGTGGAGAGGATGTGTCATTCTGTCTCGATGCAATCAAGGCAGGTTTTGAGATTTGGTGTCATCCACTCGTAAGAGTTGGGCACGAAAAAATGCGTATTATCTGATATGGGAAACTATCATATATACTGTCAGGGGAGAAAGATTTACTCGGAATTAACTGAGGAATCGATGTTCGAAGTAGTTGACGAATTATCTCAGCAATTTTACGAAACAGGCACTCCCCATCCTGACGATATTATGATAGAATATGTAAACATCGAGGAAATTTAATTATGTCAAAACGAACAAGTTCCAATGGTAAGGTGATTGTTGAGAGTCATCCCAAGAAAACGAGACAGGGCAGTTCTAATCATACAGATTATTCTGCATCCTCACGTAATGGGAAAGGTAAAAGGTACAGAGGACAAGGCAGATAATTCTTTACAACTATTTCTGAATTGAGAGTTCATGTAGTTTACGAAGTACAATGTCACATACTCTCAAAAAACTGAATACTATTAACTTAACTACATTATTACTCACAGTGATGGCATCTTCAGGATTAATTAAAATGACTATTGCCTCACTGTATCTTGAAGATTATATTGAATAATACTCTCAGGGAATCTACTTTAGGTTCCCTTTTTTATGCCTATGAGTTTTATATGGAGATTACCCGCGTTTCTTTCAAATAAAGTCCCGCACGAATTTCTTTCAAAGGGATAGAACCCCTTAAAAAGTTCTAATTCACTTTCAAGAATTAGGAAACATAAAAATGACTCGTAAACCTGTAGATAGAGATGTTAATTATATGAAGCAAATGTGGGGAACTACTCATCTTGCTTCTGATTATAGAAAAGAAGAAAAAATAGTAATTCAAGAAATCATGCATGATGATATTGGTAAAAAGCATCATTTAAAGGAACAGACTGAACTTCATGAAAAAATTCGTAATGATAATGATTATGATGATTGGACTTATGGAACTGAACCATCTTTTGGAAAACCTCAATAAATACAAATATATTTGTTAAACTACAGTGCCACTAGAAGCAGTATCGATAGGATTTAAAGACATCAGTTTGTCCTTTAAAAGACATCCTGTAACTAATGACATTGCTGTGCTTAAGAATGAAGATGCGATTAAAAGATCTGTGGTAAATTTGATTCGAACAAGAGTTGGAGAAAGATTCTTCAACTCTCTTTTAGGTTCAAACGTAGAAAATAGTCTTTTTGAACTTGCAACTAGTGATATTGTTGATCCTTTAGATCAAGAGATTCGTACTGTTTTATCTAACTTTGAACCTAGAGTTATAGTAAGACAAGTTAATATTAATTTACAAGAAGAAAAAAATTTACTTGATATAAGTATCATATATGATATTGTTGGTTTAGCAGTACCAACTCAAGCAATTAATTTTGTATTACAACCAACTAGATACTAATGGCATTTACACAGTTTACAAATCTTGATTTTGATCAAGTTAAAACATCAATTAAAGATTATCTAAGATCAAATTCTACATTTACAGATTTTGACTTTGAAGGATCTAATTTTTCAATTTTAATTGATACTCTTGCTTATAATACATATTTGACTGCATATAACACCAACATGGTGGCAAATGAGGCATTTTTAGATTCTGCTACTCTTCGTGAAAACATTGTATCTCTTGCAAGAAATATTGGATATGTTCCTCTTTCTCGTAGATCTGCAAAGGCAAATATTTCTTTTATCTTAAGTGAATTAAATTCTTCAGTTAAAACTGCAACTTTAAAAAAAGGAATTGTTTGTACAGGAGATTTAGACAATACAAGTTATATTTTTTCAATTCCAGAAGATATTCAAGTTGGTGTTGCAAATAATGAGGCAGTTTTTTCAAATATTGACATTTATGAAGGAACTTTGCTTACAAAAAACTTTACAGTTAATACTTCACAACCAAATCAAAAGTATATTTTACCAAATTCATACATTGATACCTCTACAATTCGTGTAAATGTTAATAATTCTGGAACAATTGAACAATATGCATCAATTGATAACATCATTGGTATTAGTTCTGAGTCACAAATCTTTTTAGTTCAAGAAATTTCCGATGAAAAGTATGAAATTTTCTTTGGAGATGGAATTTTTGGAAAAAAATTAAGTAATAATAATACAATTGAAGCAACATATATTACTACAAATGGAAAAAATGGTAATGGAGCATCTAATTTTGTATTTTCAGGCACTATAAAATCAGATTCTGGTAGTGATTTAGGTTCATATACTGGAACTATTGTTACAAATAACGTTTCATCTAATGGAGATGATATTCAATCATCAGAATCAGTACGTTATTATTCTCCTAGACTTTATGCTTCACAGTATAGAGCAGTAACTGCTGGGGACTATGAAGCAATTCTACCCTCAGTGTATCCAAATATTGAATCTGTTACTGCTTATGGTGGAGAAGAACTTACTCCACCTCAATATGGTAAGGTGTTTTTAGCAGTTAAACCAAAAAATTCTGAATATTTAAGTCAATATACAAAAGATACAATTAAACAATCTCTCAAGAAGTATTCAGTTTCTGGAATGACAGTTGAATTTGTAGATATTAATGTAGTGTACGTTGAATTATATTCTACAATTTATTATAACTCAAATCTTATATCCTCAGTAAGTTCTCTTGAATCAGATGTAAAAAATGCTGTAACAACTTATTCAAATTCTTCAGATTTGAATAGTTTTGGAGGAAGATTTAAGTACAGTAAGACAATTCGTATCATTGATACTGTAAATGATGGAATTACATCAAATATTACAAAGGTAAGAATTCGCAGAAATGTTGGAATAATTTTAAATCAACCAATTCAATATTCAATTTGCTTTGAAAATCAATTTAATGTAACAAATAAAAATCATAATATTAGATCTACTGGATTTATTATAAATGGTGACCCTACAACTTTGTATATTGGTGATAAACCAAATGCAAATCTTGAAACTGGAACGTTATTTTTATTTTCATTAGAGTATAATAACACAGTAAATATTAAATATCAAGATATTGGAAAAATCAATTATATCACTGGTGTAATTGATATAGATAATATAAATGTATCTTCCACAATATTGCCAAATAATATAATTGAAATTGATGCAATTCCATATTCAAATGATATCATTGCTAAAAAATCAATTTATTTAAAATTGGATGTTGGTAAGAGTAGTTTTTATATGGTAAAGGATACAATATCTTCTGGAGAAAATACTTCAGGAAGTAAATTTAGTCCAGAATCAAGTTATTTTTCAGACTCGAAAGTAAGAAATTAAAATGAATCAAGATAAAAAAGTAATCAAAATTAGTGATGTAGTTAAAACTCAAATACCAGAATTTATTCTTACAGAAAATCCTAATTTTGAGGAATTTTTAAAACAATATTATATTTCTCAAGAATTTCAAGGTGGAGTAGTAGATCTATCTGAAAATTTAATTGATTATAAAAATTCGGATTCATTTGATACTACAAATTTAATTGAATCTACTACATTATCTTCTAATATTGAATTTTATGATGATGAAATTTTAGTTACATCTACAAATGGTTGGCCAGAAAAGTATGGTCTTTTAAAAATTGATAATGAGATCATTACTTACACTGGAATCACTACAAATTCATTTACTGGATGTATTCGTGGTTTTAGTGGAATTGAATCTCTAAAAAAAGAAAATGATCCTGAATACTTAGTATTTGCAGAATCTCAAGCAGATTCTCATGCAGAACTTTCAGTTGTTCATAATTTAAGCAATCTATTCTTACTTGAGTTTTTAAGAAAAGTAAAATATCAATTTACTCCAGGATTTGAAGATTTAAACTTTGATCCTAATATCAATATACCAAATTTTATCAGTAAAGTAAAGGATTTTTATCGGTCAAAAGGAACCGATGAAGCATTTAAAATTTTATTCAAAGTTCTTTATGGAAAAGATGTAGAAATTATAAAACCAAAAGATAGTCTTTTCACCACATCTGATGATCAATGGATTGTTGTCGAAAGTTTTATTTGTGAAGCAATTAGTGGAAATCCCCTCAATATAAATGGACAAACATTATATCAAGATGCAAATTCTCAAAATACTATTCTGGATGCAAATGGATCAATATACAATGTAACTTCTACAGTATTAAAAGGATTTCAATACTATAATGTAAATATTTTTTCTGGATATTCAAACAACTTAAATCCAAAAGGATCAATATTCGGAGAGTTTAAAGTTACTCCAAAGTCATACTGCACATTAGATGTATCTTCAGATTCAAATACAATTCCAGTAGTATCCACAATTGGATTTGACTTTAGTGGAACTTTATCTATTGGATCAATTGAAGTTACTTACACTGACAAGACCAACACAGAATTCTTAAATTGCACAGGAATTACAACTGACATCTCATCTGGATCTTCAGTGTATGCAAATAATTATGCATATTCTTATGAGAATGGAGATTTAGAATCTGTTGTTAAATTAAGATTATTAAATACACTATCTTCCATTGATGCAAATGAAGCAGTTTTAGCATATGAAGAAGATGCATTAAAAATTGATAACTTGGGGATTTTAGATGAAAATGTATTTACAAAATCTCTTCATTATAATATTCCCTCAATTATTTTTGCAGGAGAAGTATTTGAAAATCTTCCAAACTATATTGAAGAAGGAGTATCAAGTTCTAATGGAATAGTAAGAACAAAATATAAAAATTATTTAAAAGAAAATGATATAGTTGATGTTTATGACTATACTACAAATCAAAAAATATATGAATCAAATATTACAAATGTAAATGAAGATACAAATGAATTTTCTATTACAATATCTGATCTTTTAATTTTAGGACATAAGATTAAATTAAAAAGAAATATAGTCAGATCTCAATCTGATAGTTATCCAGAAATTGTTAATAAATTTTCAATTAATGTTCAAGATTCATATGAAGATGACAATCACTATTATATCACTTCAAATGGATTTCCATATGATTCTGTAAATCCATATAAAAGAGAATATCAATTTTCAATTGGATATGATGCTGGATTTGAAACATTAGTACAACAGCACAATTTTTATACCGGAGAACTTGTAACTGTTGTTAGTTATGAAGTAGATTCTCCTGAAGTATTTAAAAATACTATTGGCATTTCGACAGGAACTTCTTATTATGTTTTAAGAATTAATGAGAATTTAATCAGATTAGCAAATTCTCAAGATCAATTGTATAGACAAACTTATGTTAACTTTTCTGAATCTACAAATTCAATAGTAACTTCATATGTCAAAAATATAAAATTAGTATTATCTAAAATTTATGGCAATGAACTAACATCAACAAAAACATTTAAAAAAATTGTAAAGAATCCTAGTTATCCACAAACAAAAGAAGAAACTACTCCTGGGTCAATAGGAATTTTTGCAAATGGTGTAGAAATTCAAAATTATAAATCATTTGACAATATTTACTATGGACCAATTGAATCTGTAAATGTGTTAAATCCTGGAAGTGGATATGATTTACTGAATCCACCAAAATTTAATATCAATTTTGGAAATGACAATCAAACTATTTTAGTACCACAATTAAAAGGAACCCTTGAGAAAATTTCAATAGTTGATCCTGGATATGATTATGTAGAAGTTCCCATTATTACTGTTAGTGGAGGAAACAATGAGTCTGTGAAAACAGAAGTTAGAATGAAATTGATTTCGAAGGAAATTGATTTTGATGCTGGAGATATTGGTACTGTCGTAACACTGTCAAATTATGAGAAATTTATCTTTAAGTCTCAACATAAGTTGATTGCTGGAGATGGTGTAATATACCAATCATTTGGAAATCCTAAAATTGGAATTGGATCATCTGAATATTTAATTAATAATGCAGTATACTATGTTTCTCAAGTAGGTTCTGGAACTTCTTTTAGATTAGCAAATAATAAATCTGATGCAATATTAGAGCAAAATTTAATTACACTTAGATCACTTGGAAAAGGTATTCATAGATTTACTTCAACGAAAAAAGTTAAAGCAATTGATGCCGTAAATATCATTGATACAGATCTTGAATTTGATGGAAAAAAACTTTTAGTTTCTCCAAGTGGAATTAATCATTATGATAATATCATTGAATCAGAAAATCATGGATTTTCTACCAATGAAGAAATTGTATATTCTTGCAGTGGATCTTCTTTATCTGGTATTTCTACACTATCTTATTATTATGCAATTAAGATTGATGATAATAAATTCAAATTGTCCAGTTCTAAGACATCTGAATCTATAGTTAATTTTGGAGCATCTTCACCAAGTTCAACACACTTCTTTCAATATTCCCCAATTAGAATTAATATTGTAGGAAAATTAACAAAAGTAGGTCTTTCTACAATTGGATATCCTGCACAATTAGTTCCAATTGTAAGAGGATCTGTAACTGATGTTTCGGTTCAAACTTCCCGATATTATGGTTATGATTCAATTTTAAATTATCAAGTTTCTCCCAACATAGAAGTATTGGAAGGAAAAAATGCTTCTATTGGAGTATTAGTTCAAAATGGTAAAATTGTAAATACTATTATTTTTAATCAAGGAACTAATTATTACAATTCAATTGAATTGAATATAATTGGTGCAGGATATGGTGCAGAATTATATCCAATTGTAGTAAATGGAAGAATTGTAGATGTAAAGATTATAAGTCCTGGAATTGGATATTCTGAATTTACACGAGTAGAAATTAAAAAGATAGGAAATGACTTACATTTGAGTTCAAATATAAAAAAATGGACTTTAAATGAATGTTCAAAATATTCTCAAGACATTATTAATAGTGGAATTTTAATTGGAAATAACTATCATCCAAATAGAAATAGTTTAGGAATATTTAATTTAACTCCCACATTTAAAGATTTATTTAATATTAATTCAAATTCTCATTCTCCAATCATCGGGTGGACCTATGATGGGTGTCCAATTTATGGACCATATGCATACGAGAATGTTGATGGAACGGGCAATATAGTCGAAATGAGGAGTAGTTACAAGAAAATAAAAATTGGACCACCATGGTTTGAATTTATTGAAGATTATCAGTATGAAGATGGATATGGATCATTAGATTCTCATAATGGAAGATATTGCATAACTCCAGAATATCCAAATGGAATTTATGCATATTTTGCGACTTCATCATTTCCATACATTGTAGGAAATACTTATAATTATTCTACAGTTAAAGATAACTTTAAATTTACATATACTCAAGATCTTAATTTTAATCAGTTAGGAATAACCAAACATACATTTCCATATTATGTAAGAAATAAACAAAATTACTATGATTATTTTGATTTTTGTATAAATGAAAAAGAAGATACATTTGTAGTTAAAAAAACTTCTAGTGGTTCAGTTGACAACTTAAAAATTATTTCTTCAGGAGAAAATTATTCAATTGGAGATTCTATTCTATTTGATAATGAGGATACTAACGGATTTGGTGCATTAGCTCAAGTCAGTGAACTATCTGGGGTTGGCATATCTAGTATCACATCCAAAAGCATATCCTTAAGTAATATTACATTTGTATCAAATAATAATTCTATTATAGGAATATGTACTACAGCACATAACCTTAAAGATAATTATTATGTAAACATTTCGGGAATTTCAAGCAATACATATTCTTCACTAGAAGGAAGTAAAAAAATAAGAATT